ACAGGTCCCACCGGTGCAACTGGACCTAGTGGTGGGCCTCCAGGACCAACAGGAGCTACTGGACCAACTGGAGCAACAGGCCCAACAGGACCTACTGGACCAACAGGTACAGGTGCTACAGGCGCAACCGGAGCTACCGGTGCGACAGGACCGACGGGTGCTACAGGACCTACAGGCGCAACCGGAGCGACAGGATCTCCTGGGATTAGCGCCAAGCCTCTTGCTATTTATGCTCCTGGTGTTGGAACCAATGGTCAGATTCTCTTTTATGGCAAGCTAGGTATTGCGATAGATTTCCCTGTCAGTGCTTCGCTTTCTTATGCCGTAGCTAAGGTCGCGGCAACAGGCACAGGCGGCACAGCAGCAACATTCACCTTCAATAAGAATGGTTCACCATTTGCTACCTGTGTGTTCGATGCTGGTGTTTCTGGCGGCCTGGTCGGCACTTGGACACAAGCATCTGATACCGCTTTCCTTGCTTCGGACATCCTTGAAGTGGATGGCCCAGCAACAGCAGATTCAACTCTAGCGGGTGTGTGTCTAACACTCGTCGGCAACGGATAATCCCTTTATGCCTTCGACTACAACATTCATCGGTGGAGGCACTTACAGTACTCCTGCTTATAGCCAGTCAGCCGGACACGTCATTGTTGTGGGCGTGAATAACTACAACGCTCAAACTCCTTATATCGTTGACACCGCTGGGAACAGCTATGTTCCGGCTGGGCCCTCTGTCCATATTGGCAGTTGGTATTCGCGAGTTTTCTACTGCGTGAACTGCGTAGGTAATGCATCTAATGTCATTTCTCTCGGCGGACAAACGCCTACGTATTGCGGAATCATGGCATGGGATATCGCTGGTGCCAATACGTTAGATGCGTATGTAACCGCAACAGGAACATCGGCTGCTCCGTCAGTTCCGAGTTTTGCTACTGCGTATGCTGACGAAGCGATAATCAACTTCGTAGGCAACGGCACCAACGCTACAACTGGCTCGCTTCCGTTTGTTGGCTCGACCCCGATGATTGATGATGGAAGCTTTGGGCAGACGAACACGTCGTATGGAGCCCATCTCGATGTCACGTCTGCCGTTTCAAGTACAACCGTTAGCACCACATTAAGCGGTTCTGCAACTTGGGTACAGTTCGGGATTTCTTTTTACAACGCTTCACCAGTAAATAATCTCGCGGTTGTGAATACGGACTTTGGAGGGCAAGCTGGTGGTTCTGTAACTCCTCTTACGACAGCGGGAATGAACTTGACCCCGGGAAGTTTGTTGGTTCTGGGTTGCGCTTTCTATGGTTATTTCACCTCGAATCCCATCACGTCCATCACCGACACGGCTGGAAACAATGCCAACTACACTCTTGTTCCGGGCGGCTCAGCGCTCAACAGTTCGAGTGGTTACGTAGTCTTCTACTATGTCAAGAACTGTCTTGGAAACGCAACTAATATCATCACGGTGAATGTGTCTCCGACTGTGCAATACTCGTCGATCTTTGCTTGGCAGATTTCAGGGGCCAGCACAACTAGTCCTTTCGATTCGGTCGGAACCGCGAACGTCGGTGCCTATTTATTAACAACAGGTCCGTTTTCCACGGTGGCCGTCAACACGATTGTTTGTATGATGACCGGAGGCTTGGGTGGTGGGGATTTTATTGTCACCCTCACTCTAGGTGGGATTACAGATGACACACAAATCTCCCCCTCGACGGCTCAGGGTGCAGGACACGCTATTTTCACCACGCAGCAAAACAACATCACCCCGGGATTTTATGAGGCGGCTGGCGGGTCGATGTCTGCGATGGTAGCGGCTGTCTTTGCGGCTGCCGGAGCACCCCCGCCTCCGCCAGCAACAGCAAAGCCAGTCATTCTTTTCATCAGATAACCCAATAGGCTCACCAGTGGCGATAAAAGATCCAGCAAAGAAACGTATTGCTCAAAGGAAGTCCCAAGCACGGTCTAAACACTAACATGATTCTCGAAATCTGCATTGCCATCGTTTGTCTTGCTGCTGGAGCTGGCGGAGATTACTATTTCCGCAAGCCAGCAACGAAAGTAGTCAAGGAAGTTTCTACAATCAAGACTCAAGACACACAACTACTCGCCAAGCTTGTAGCTTGGTTCGAGAGTGAACCAAAGAAATCAGAGAACACTCTGCGCAGAGAAGCCAAACTTATGGCTTCTGATTTGCGAGGACTACTCTAAGTGCCATACAAGGACCCAGCCAAGAAAGCTGCCCGTCAGAAGAGTTGGCGTGCTGCTAACCATCGCTGGTATGCCAAGAACAGACCCTATTTCAAGATCTACCAACGAAACTACTATCGTCGACTTCGGGATGCTGTTCTTATTTTCTTGGGTGGGAAATGTTCCAATCCAGATTGTAGATGGCTAAATGAAGATGGAACTTTTGGATGTAAAGACCGAACCATGCTTCAAGTAGACCATGTTTATGGCGGTGGATACGAAGAGCGAAAGAAGTTGAAAGCGACCCAGACTATTTATCAGAAGGTCCTAAAAGACACAGAAGGCAAATACCAACTTCTCTGTGCCAACTGTAACTGGAAGAAAGGTTCCAAGAAGAGCAAATAACTCATGAGCGTACTCAACATAGTTCGCGGCACAATCGTTCCCATCCTCACAGGGGTGACTGGCACAGGTCCAAGCACTCAATACTTTGTGAAGGATTCTGTTCCCCGTTTTCACGGGGAGCCTGGAAACTTTGTGTTTGGGCTCTACAATGTTGTCGGGACGTTCTCGAACATCGTTATCAACCTCGAGTTTACCCCAGTTCTGGGAGCACAAGCTTATTGGGAAGTCGTGGATACGTGGTCTCCCCTTTCCCAACCAATGCTCGCAGCGACTTGTAGCGAAGGGGGTTTCTATCGTCTCAATGTCACAGCATTCGCTGGCGGCACACAGTTCGATGTGTGGAGCACGATCGGCAACAGCACGGGCAACCACGTTGTTATCGACAACTTCTCGGCACAGCAGACAGTTGTAGGAACTCTTACCAGCAACGGTCAGGCTCCAAGCAATAACAACGTCGGTGCTCTCACCGCCAAGGCTTCCAACCTTGCTCCTCTCTACACTGAGGGCAATGAAGTCCTTCTGTCCACCGATCTAAACGGCAACCTTCGCGTCTTGGGCACATTTACCGGTACGGTTACCGGCACGAACAACATCACCCAATGGGATAGCGTCAATCTTGGTACTCCTTCTACTTGGGGTTCTGCTCCTACCGGACAGACGGTCATTGGCGTCAATGCTAACGTCCTGGCTCTCCCGAACGTCACACTGGCTGCTGGTCAGTCCATCGCAGTCACGAACGCAGGAACATTCGCAGTTCAAGATTCAATCGCAGAAGGTTATCTCTCTACTATCGCTGGTACTCTGCCTCCGACCGCGGCATCTATTGCAGCAGCCATTGTTTCCAACCCGGCTACCAATCCTCTTCCTACAGCACAAGTCACAACTCTTACTCCTCCGACAGCAGCAGCCATTGGTGCTGCTGTTGCTGCGCCGTCTGCTGCTGCAATCGCTTCTGCTATAGTTTCCAACCCTCCCACAACATTCAACGGTGTGGTTAGCGGCACAGTCAGTTTGAGTGCTGGTACAATCAGTGCTATTACGCCTCCCACTGCGGCTGCAATCGGAGCAGCAGTTGCTGCGCCTTCAGCAGCAGCTATTGCTTCGGCAATCGTAAGCAACCCAGCTACAAATCCGCTTCCAACTGCTCAGGTTACAACCCTAACTCCTCCAACAGCAGCAGCTATCGGTTCAGCAGTTGCAGCAGCCCTCACCAATCCTCTTCCTGTTCACGATAGTGGGAACGTTGCTATCACAGCAGCCGCACTTCCTCTGCCTGCCAATGCTGCACAAGAGACAGGTGGCAATCTCGCTGCCATCGCAGCTTCGATCACCACACCAGCAGACCAGACAGTTTCCAAGGTTGTAGCTGCTCAGCTCTATGCAGATAACGGAGCGTCTTACGATCATTATATAGATGCTGATGGCGATGTATGTTTGGCTGTTTCAACTATTCAGAATATCACAGCGGATGCCAACAACACATCTGCTGCTAACATAGGTTCAGGCGCCACATTCACTGGTACGACAACTAATGCTCTGGGCGTCGGTGCCATCCAGGTGATGTTCTTCTCTGACCAGACCTGCACGGTTTTCATTGATCAGTCTGGTGATGGTACGCACTTCGATGTAACAGACTCTTATACCTATGTCCCGGGCAAGTCTTTCGGTCTCACAGTTCAGGCAGTTGGTAAGAGTTATCGCGTGCGCGTCACCAACAATGGCGCAGTTACAACCACAACATTCCGTCTGGAAACATTCGCTGCCCCGATGATCGAGGCTATTCCTCGTTCGCTGGATATCAATGGCAACCTGCGCACGTCAATCATAGGTATTGCAGATAAGGACGGCTTCCCAGTCGTTTCTAATGTTGCCCACACTCTGGCTGTCAACCAGCCTTACAAGGTCGTGGGTGTACCTTTTGCTGCCTCTGTGGACACGAACTTTTGGACAGTGGCAAACAGCGGGACAGGTTCTGCTGCTGGTGTGGCGAACTCCATTGCTACACTTACTAGTGGTACTGCTGCTAGTGCATATGGCAAGCTGACTTCCGTTCGTAGCGGGCGTTATATCCACTCGCATCCTCTGGCTTTCGCAGCCAACGTCCGACTGACAGCAGTCACAGTTGCTAACACTCTCCGTGCTTGGGGAGCTGTTACCTTGTCCACTGTTGCTCCACAGAACGGTTGTTACTTTTCTGTGAACGCTTCCGGCCAGCTCCAAATCAACACTGTACATGCCACCAGCATACAGACAGTTACATCTGGCTCCTTCAATGGTGTAGTTAGTCAGTTCGTTCTGGACACGAACGTCCATCTGTATGAGATTCAGTACAGTGTGACAGGCGCCTACTTCTTCGTAGACAACCTGCTCGTTCACTCGGTCACTCCGACGACAGGCGTTCTCTATCAGATACCTATCTTCCCAATCAATGCTTGGGCAACAAGTACAGCAGCTAGCACATCAGCAAGTTTGGAAGTTTGGGATGCTTCCATTCTTCGTGAAGGGCGCGATTCAACAGCTCCTATCTCCTTCTTCCAGTCAGGTACAACTGCTGGTATCAACTTGAAGATTGGAGCCGGAGCATTACGCTCTATCGTTATCAGCAACATCACGAACAATGCTGCGATTACGTTATACGATAATACGGCGGCTTCAGGAACGATTTTGTGGGCATCAGGGGCTATCCCGACCGGCGGTGGCGCAAACCCAGGCGTTATTTATGTGGACTTGAAAGAGATCCCATTCTATACAGGCTTGGAGCTGGCAATCACAACAGCCAACTGCAACGTTCTTGTGGTCTACGAGTAAACCATGATTGAAATCATCGCAATCATAATCAGTGTTGTCAGCTTGGGTCTGTCGACCTATGCGGTGATCCATAAGCCTAAGGTGGTAGCCCAGGCCCAGGTGGTTTTGGCTGCTACTCAGAGGGCAACGGTTTGCAGTAAGTGTGGTCGGAAGGTAGTGCGATATGAGACCCAAAAGGATGGGTCAGCTATCTGTGCCAACTGCCCTAAGTAAGTTTGGCTAGATCCTGAGTTTATGGTATATTCTAAGAATCCCTAGGAGGATACAATGAAGAAAGAGAAGGTCACCCCGATTAGCAGTGCGAAGCCCGTTGAGACTGCTCCCGCCATAAAGCCGCTAGATGCTCATGAAAGCGCCATGCTTCAGCATCTTGTACGTCAGCAAGAATACGCCAAGGCCCAGGCTAAGCTTATTGTCGATCAGGCAGCGCAAGAAGTGTCGGATTTCGTAATCGCTGTTCTTAAGGACCGCGGTCTGTCGCATACTGAATACGGTATCGCTCTCGCGGACTACAAGACAATCAATAAGCTTGAGAAGCCAGCTCCGGCGCCTGTTCCAGTTCCCCAGGCTGCCCCAGCGCCCGCTCAACCTTAATCAGGGCCAATGAATCGTGACGAGTTCCTACTCCCGGTCGTAAAACGCAATACACGATCGGATGGAAAGACCACTGCACCGGATGTTCTCCGGCGTATGGATAACCCTGTTTGCAGGGCTTGTCACGAGAAATACCAAGAGAAGTATCCTGGTAAGCCTTTCAGCATCATCTGTCAAGGTATCTATACTGAAGAAGATATCAAGAAGACATGTGAGCGTAAGCCAGAGCTTCAGGAAGAGGATGTCCGGGACATCCTCGATCCTATTCACTGGGCTAAGAAGTACATCCATGTAATCGATGACAAGGGTACGATTACGCCGTTTACTCCGCGTGACTACCAGGAGCCGGTGCTCGCTTGCTCGGCTCGCTACAAGATCGATCGCATGGGTCGTGGTATGGGCAAGACTCTTTTGGGTGTTATCGAAGAACTCCATAAGATAACAACCCATAAGAACTACGAACTACTGATCTTGTGCCCGGCGAAGGCACAAGCTCAGAAGTGGTTCGATGATATTCAATGGCAGTGCGATAACAATCCCGAACTCAGTGAGTGTATTAAAGGACGTAAGCAGCAGCCTTACTTTGAGATCACGTTCCGTAATGGATCTAAGGTCTCGATCTTCACGGCCGGCTCGTCATCCGGCCGCGGCGCCAATGTCATCCGTTCTCAATCACCGCGTCGTATCAGACTTGAAGAGCAAGACCTGCTGACAGAAGCTGACTATGGGGCTGTAACTCCTCTCTTACGCCGTTATCGTAATACTGAGTTTCATGGCGCCTCGACGCCAACAGGACTGCGTTCTACCTACTGGCAGATGTGCGTTCAGGATCCCACGTATCGTGAGTTCTATGCTCCGATCACGATGCATCCTGATTTCGACCAGGAATATGAAGACGCGTGCCGACGTGAAGCAAGAACTGATGATGTATTCCGTCATGAGTTCATGGCTGAGTTCGGCGACCTGAAACAAGGTGTCTTCAAGTCTTTTTATGTAGACCGCGCGCGTACGAACTACAACTACAAGCAATGTCGCGCTCTACCTGGCATGGCTTATTACATGGGTGTGGATTGGAATGGCCAAGGTACAGGCACACGTATTCGTGTAGTCGAATACAACCCTACATCTAAAATGCGTCGAGTGGTAGAGTCCGCTGTCGTAGATGGTCCACAAACTACCACACAAGATAGCCTTGACAAGATCAAGGATATGAATAAGTATTGGCACTGTGAAGGTGTCTATATCGACCGCGGGTTCGGCAATGTCCAGGATGAGATGCTTCGCCTTATGGGCAAGAACGCAACTGATCCGGATACGAAGAAGCTGATGGAAGTCAAGGTCATCGACTTCGGCGCCGAGATGGTAACCAACAAGCTTGTTCCTAACCGCGGGAACTCCAAGTACATTGATAAGGAAGAAGAGAAGAGACGTACCAAGCCCTTCATGGTTGAAGGTGCTGTCATGTGCTTGGAAGGTGGGTTATTCCAATACTCCGATGCGGATAACATTCTGGATGCCCAGCTGCGCGCGTACAGAGTAAAGACCTGGTCTCAGCATGGCTTTGCCAATACCTATGAGTGCGGCAAAGAAGGTGACCACGATCTAGATGCTACAATGCTGGCGCTGCTTGGCGTCGAAATGAAGTATGGTATTACAGCCATACCAGCCCAACAGCGTATCGCACAGATTGCCCACGGTACATTAGGTGGAGGGCCAAGTGATCCAGTTAGAGACGCTCAGAAAGCAGCTGAGGCTCGTCAACGTGCTGAAGAGGCCTCTAAGGTACCTTCGCGTCAGATGCCAGATAAGGAAGATGGTACCGAACCCAAGATCGTTCTTCCAGGGCAGTTTAGTCATATCGTAATCCCAGGCAAGAACAAAGTGGCTAGCTCAAGAGTTCCAAGTAGAACTGCTGCCTTCCGGCCGCCTGGGCAGAACAGCAGAGTGCCGTCGCGTTCTCAGCCGAACACCATCCAAGGTCAGTACCAAAGACCTCAAGGTAATCCTTTTGATAATGCTTTTATAGCTCCTCGTAGAGGTGTGAAACCAAATGCCGGACCAGGTTCAGAGTAATCTTGCCAGTGGTATACTGGACCAGTTCCATGTCTCATTAGGTCTGAATCTACAGACTAAGCTACAGGATTGGCCCGGCCGGCAGAATCTGCAATATGGATCTATGAAGGGCTTGATGAATCAAGACTGGCACAGCTTGTCTGACTTCAAGTTCCAGATGAATCTGTACTCCTCCACAAGCCATACCTTGCGTATAGCTTGGAGCTTGATTAAGAATCTGATCCTGAACAACGCAAAGATGTTGGCTACGTTGATTCACATCCCCGCATTTGGCAGTGCGCCTCTAGGCAGTCAAGTGCTGTCCCTAGTAGGTATTCAGAATGTTCTGGTTGCACCACAAGATATTCTTACTAGCCAAGCGTCTTTCAACAGTACTATTAAGTCGGTAACTTAACGTGTCTTTCAAACCGATCAAGTTTAGCTACACTCCGCCCCCGACGATCCCGCCGATTAGCGTGCTCTCTCCCAGCACTAATCCAGTAGGGACCGCGGTAAGTACTTCTAGTGCTTTTGGCAGTAGTGCAGCTGCCAATAGCAATGCTGCAGCT